ATATGAAAGGTATTCGCAGTAGCACTACCATTGTGAGCTGTAACAGTAGGTGATTGGTAACGAAACGCTGTTTCGTCAGTCCACTTATTAATAAGTGTCAATGGATATTGCGTTAGACTAGCTAACGTAACACGTTTATAAAATGTATAATTCGACATTGATGAAAAGTCAGAAGCCAAATTACCAATATCACCAACTAAGGATCCTGCATCGTTAAACGATGATTCAGTAGCGATAGCAATATGCACAAAACCAGTAGTACTAGTTGGTGCAAATGGACAACTCAAACGAATAGCATGTGCGACAGGTCGAAATGCTTCAAACTGAACACAATACGCATTCTTTTGAGGAATATCAAAAGGAATACCACTAACAGGATCCCATGCGGAAACACTAGTACCGGGTAAACGCCAAGCGTTAGAAACAATACTTGGGGTAAACGCCCAAGCATGAGCAAACGCAGGTTGACTCGCTGGTGAAGTCTGAAGACTAAAATTATACTGTACTGGAGTACTAATACTAGCAATTGTGCTTGAATCAGGAATCTTTGCTCCAAAATACTTTGTTTCAAAGGGGTCAGCCTGAATCATAGCAAATTTATCACCAGGTGTAAGTTCCTTAGGGCAATGGCACTGAGGAATAACACGTTTACGACGCATAGATGGGCGAGAAGGCCGACGAACATACGATCGACGCCGACGCACGGGCATACGGGTACGCCGCGGGCGACGGGAACGTCGAATGTTTGTTGTGGATCTTTTATACGCCATCTTTGTTTCATAAAGAAAAAAGAAAAGTGAGGCTGGCCACTTCTAGTTTGCACTGGACTTATCTGTAAATAAGTTCAGTTCTTTACCAAACTTCAAGTTGGACCAGACCAGTAGCTCCTAGGTAATAATGTGGAGGAGAGCTGGTGGTCCAGAATCCTCCACGTGCCCTAGGAGCTAAAGCCAAGCTCATTTGGCATTTTGCTATGGACTACACAAGCAAATACCGAGCCTGGGTTTTCACTTTAAACAACTATAACGCTGAAGATGAACGCCACATTCAAGAGACAGTCGGAAACATCGCACGTTACATCGTCTACGGGCGAGAGATCGCGCCTGAAACGAATACTCCGCACCTCCAAGGTTACGTATACTTCGACAGCCGACGCCAACGCAAAGGAGTCGCAAGATTGCTTCCTCGTGCGCGTTTGGACGTGGCTAACGGCTCCGCTACGCAGAACCGTGACTACTGTACCAAAGATGGAGACTTTTACGAACATGGGGACATGCCCGTCGACAAGTCCGAAGCTCAGCGACGCGGAGGTGCTGGAAATGCTGCCAGATACACCACGGCAGTTGAACTCGCCGAACGAGGAGACATGGCTCGAATTCGTGAAGTTGACCCCCAAATGTTTCTACTACACGGACCTCGGCTCGAGTCCTTGTACAAACCCAAGACTGTGCCGATCCAAGGCGACTTACTACATGAGTGGTGGGTCGGCGATACCGGTACAGGGAAGTCTCGGATGTTATGGGAGTTGTACCCCGACCACTTCCCCAAAGCATTAAACAAGTGGTGGGATGGCTATCGGCATCAAGATGTGGTAGCCATTGAAGAATGGGCTCCAAAGAACGACTGTACGGGTTCGGCACTTAAAAAATGGGCCGATCGTTACCCATTTCCAGGGGAAATCAAAGGCGGATGTCTTCTCGGACTTCGTCCGAAGAAGATCATCGTCTTGAGTAACTATACCCCTCAACAGTGTTTTCTCAACTCTGAAGATTTGAATCCAATTCTCCGCCGTTTCACTGTCATCCACTTCCCCAAGCAGTCGGAACACGCTCGCTTCAGGGCTATTGATTTCAATACCCCTTTAAATACCCCAATGAGTGTAGATGAAGAACCTGAAGACGATCTTCCGGACTTAGCTCTGGACAGTCTCTTTCAAGAAGAAGAAGACTTTTTAGGATTGTAACTTGCGGTTACTCAACGTAACCTGCGCTTTTTATATACCGTAGTGTGTTTTGTTTATAAATTGGCATTACATTGGAGATGTTGGGCTGGAGCACCCGCGCGCTCGCTGCGCTCGCTCATCGCTCCTTCGTCGCGCCCTCCGCTTCGCTGCGGGGCTCCAGAATAGATAGATCATAGTAGTCGTCGGCTGTGTTCGCGTGTGCGCGATGTGGAGCCGATGCAAGCTCTGTCGCGTCGACCTACGCTTCGCTCCGGTGCCGCAACACTCGCTTGCACCTCTCTTGAGGCTAATGATCCCAGGAATCAGATTCTCAGAATCAGTATACGTCTGATAACGTATACTTGAAGTTCAAGTATACATTGTGTGGTACACATATCACAGTATACAAATTCCTATATAGTATGGATTTGACTTGTGTCCACTATAGTATAGTGTACACCATACACTAGGGTACCCCCCTTGTTACTAGAGGACGTAGTGGATGGAAGTGTACAGGGTACACTTCACCGACTGTAACCAGTCTCATTCTACAACTTACCAAGTAACCCTCAAGTGTAACCACCATGCCAAACGCCCACAACAAGAACGAAGCACCATCCCTCGAAGAAGCCAACCCGGTCGTCCTCTTCCAGATGATGAACTTCTACAAGCGCCGAATGGAACTTGCCGAAGCAGAGTGTGAATCGGCGCGTAAACGCATGCGGACAATGCGGGAATCTCATGCTGAGCAAATGGCTCATCAACAACACCTTCTACATGAACAAATCGCGGCCAACCGTGAATTCGCGATTGCGAATCGACGTGGCGCGGAAATGATCATCACGAAGCATCACGCAGGTATGCGTATCGTCCATTGCCTGGACGAACTTTTGAGCGCAGTCGACTTGGTCCGTGATACGTTTACAAGCGACTACCAACTCGGCCTTGAGTATATCAACGGTGAAGCACATCGCGTGCGCGGAAGAGCCGAAACAGCATTAGAACTGTTTACGAGAGCAGGGGATGAACGAGCGGATGAAGAAATCGACTTAACGGTTTACGACGAGATCATCGACCTAACGGGAGACACGACAGAAGATGAAAGAGAAGAAGAGGATGAGGAAGCCCATCCAGAAGAAGAAGAATTGTAGAATAGCCTTTCGTTACACTTAAGCTACGCTACGTTACACTACATAATATACATTAGATCAGAAGATGGGCTGCTACGCAGCCTCTCTTCTTCTCTTTGATAAAGGGGTATTAACTGTTCAAATATTCGATTTCCATTTCGTCAGCTGGAGGAAGAGACAATGCAGCGCCTTGAGCGCGACGGTTGTTAACCAAAAACTGACGAGCAAGACGACCAATCCTTTGAGCAGAATTACGACGCATCTCAGCCAAAGTATCAGAACCATATGATAACATAGAATCATAAATACGATGACCAACGCCTCCGCGAGGATTAACTCGGCCAGCACCTAATTAGATACAGCAAGACGATTTTCAGTGTTAATGCCAGGTAAGCCGCCCGTAAATCGCCGGGCGGCATACCCAACAGCGTACCGCCCAGCCATCTGGACAGCAGATGAAAATATAGCTTGAGTATCCATACCTGTAGCTTCAACAATCTGTTCAATATACGAACGCTCATGCTCTTGTTGTTGACCTTCAGTATGAGCAAAATCTGTATTCGCAACAGCACGAGAAACAGCAGCCATTGTATCTGGACTACTAGGTGCTGCAGAATTTCCAACCAAGGTACTTTGTTTGTTTGGAATATTCTCCGTATGCAACACAACTTCTGCTTGAAGAGGACTAATGCTACCAGCTGTTGTAACAGTACTCACGCCCTCGACAGCAACCATTAAAATACCCCAACTCTGAGGGATATGAAAGGTATTCGCAGTAGCACTACCATTGTGAGCTGTAACAGTAGGTGATTGGTAACGAAACGCTGTTTCGTCAGTCCACTTATTAATAAGTGTCAATGGATATTGCGTTAGACTAG